AGTGGTCACCTTATACACGATTCCGGTTGTGGATTGAAAAAGCGTACCGACCGCTACCGTTTCTCCTTCGGTTCCCGCTACATCTGCGGTAATAATTGCCGCAACTGATTTCGTTGGAACAAGCCCTACCAATTTACCGAGAAGGATGAGCGCTTCATAATCGGCCTTTTCCGGGAACGCTTGCTCATACACCCAGAGGATCGCATTATAGCAAAGGAGGAACAGGCCAGTGAGAGAACCCGCTATCGAGCGGTTCCAGGCTTTCGGTAACCAGGGCGTTGTTTGCCCGATCGCTGTTTCGAGGTCTGCGATAATCCTATTTTTTATTGTTACCTTATCCGGTATTTTAGGCATTGCCATTTATGTGGCCTCCTTAAACAACGCAAGCTTTCCTTTCTCCCAGTTAACTAAATACCTGCCTCCAGTAGGAGCTTCAATAATTATTTCCCACGCAATGGCAAACACGGAATATATTTCACCACGCACCGAAACATTCGATGCTGCCCCGCTTGACTTCAAAAAATTAAGTGCGGCTTTCAGTGCTTCCGTACCGTCATTTTTTGTTTTCTCATTCACCATTGCACGATCGACAACTTCGGGAAATGTAGAAATATATTTTTCCTCTTCTGTTTCGGCAAGCGAGTTCTGCCATGTGTTGCGGTCTCCGAATATAGCGAGGATGATTGCGCTTTCGAATCCATCGGCCATGAGTGGTTGGCCGTTCTCATAGACGATATCGAATTCGCCTTCGATATTCTTTATCAGCACATCTCCGGTAAATGTCATGGTAGCAAAACCTCCTCTGTACCGCTGGTGATTTCTCCATCGGTAAAAACAACTTTCGTTGACGGAGCAGGAGGAGAACCAGAAGGAGTAAAAGCTCCGGTTGCAAGGAGTGCGGTTGCAAGCGCAACAACATCCGTCTCATTCATCGTGAGCATAACGGAATCGCCTTTTCGTGCAGCCTCCGTTGCCCCTTCGTTAAATATATGCACACCGTCTTTATCGAGGAGATGTGTCGCTTTCTGCGTTCCATCGGCATCGGTCGAATATACTTTTGCCTCGCCTGGATTATCAGGAGGAGCGATATCATCACGGGTAATGGACACGACAAAAGAGAACCGGCCAAGTCGAATACGGATTCCCTTCGAGCCTTTCGCAGGATATGAGACGAACCCATGAAGGCCGAAAACTTTTCCAGCTTCACCGAGCCGATCCATGCGTGAAGAGGTCGCTGTGATGGAGCTATCTTTTTTCGTTGCCGATTCGATAACAATTAGCTCTACTGTCATATAGCGCCCTCCCATGGATAGGATGAAGGCAAGCCCAATGTATATGCCTCCGGTAGTACGAGTGATAATTCAGCGATATCGCCGCCTGCTTCGTCCTTCGTGAGCATTACTTTTTGTATAAGAAATGGTGTTTCTTTCAAAATGAAAGCATCTCGATCAAAATACGTTACCATCGTATTTTCTTCCCATAGCCTACCTTCGGGATTTCTCCACCCTACTACCGTAACTGCGATCGATGTTGATGCTACGATACTTTCGCTCATCCTCCACTGTACAGCCGTTTTTAAGGTCGCTTTATTCGTTTCATCGGCTTTGAAGCGGAAAGGACGTTTCAGTGGTATCGATTTATCGGTTAGCGTTTCCTGGATACCCCAATCTGTTTCACTTTCCGTAATGCCAGTGATTTCGCTGAACCGTTTTGATCCATCGTAGGAAGCACTGGATGCCAGCACAGGAAACACGCCTGAACGGAGCGACGCTATCGGTTTCGCTTTTGTAGCCGCACGAGTGAACACGAGCTCACCATTGACGCCCGGTTTCATAAGGAAACCTGCTTGCCCTGCCAGCTTTGCAAGGAAATCAAAATCAAGTTCAGCTATTTCTTTAACAACATCATCAAACTTTTCGGAGTCGCCTGATTCGGAATATACCTCCAACCCGTATGTTCTACATATTTCTTTTGCTATTTGTAGTAATGTTGCATTTTTGAATTGCCCAGAACCCGTATTTGATGAGCATTCGCATAGATCGCCGGTTCGTGTTCTTGTTTCGATGGTTGCTATTCTCCCACTTGCAGATTTTGCGTAGCTCCATTTCATACACCTCGTTGTCATGAGCACTTCGCCATCGACATAGAGCACCGCTTTTTTATACGAGTAAGGTCTCAATTTTTCTGCCAATTCTTTATCATCAAGGGAGAAAGGAGCATCGAATACAAAGCCAGATGCAATCTCATTCATGGCTCGTGAAATGCTCGTTGCTTTGAAGGATTTGTATTTAACTCCATCGAGTTCAACCATGATGGTATTCGCAAAATCCGCAGTAACCTTCCTACCCATATAGCGATAATTCGTTTTTTCCGGTATCCAGAGCCGTGTACCGCTATAGATCGCCGGGAGTCCTTCGGCTGTTCTCGGATTTTTTGAGAGCACATCGGTATTTGCTTTTACGATCACGTCGCTATAATCGTTTCCATATGCCGCACGAGCAATATTGCGGATCGTGTCGCCAGAAACGCATGTATAATAACTTCCCGGTACTGGTTTAGGCATATATATCTATAGCCCTCCCAGCCGGTATCTCAAAAAACTCATCATTGACGATCTTATTTGTATCACAAAAATATCCGAGTTTATCCATATCTTTGTAATATTTCCACGTAAGCGTAATAGGATCGGATGGTGAAGAGAGAATTATCGTCCGTTTGATTTTCAAGCTGAATGCCCGATCGAGCAATACAAGCGTCGTCAATTTTACGATCTCGTCCAAGTATGATCCTACGTTATGGTCGGGTACAAACGCTTTCACAATTCCTTCAGGTAGTGCATCGGATGCGGCGATAAGTGCAGCAAGATACTTGTCATATGCATCGTTGAGTTTATCTATCGATTCGCCAACCTGCTCACGTGTGGAGAATCCAGTTGCAAGTGCTGATTCGGCGAGAGCAGATACACAAATAGCCCCTACCGTTTGTAAACTTCCCGCTGCGATTCGTTGATCTTTTGACAGCACGAGATCGGCAATATCCGTAATGAATGAATCTATTACGTTGATACACATATTATAGTATGCAGACACTTTCTGTACGGTATCGGCTGGAACAGAGGCGACTGATTTTATCAATGCACTTACCTGTGCGAGAATTAGCGATGGAGCGGAAAGGAGATCAAACGCATCGTTCAACGTATTTTTTATATCATCAACGCTTTCTTGAAATTCAGCTATCTCATCGGAGATGCTATCAATTGAGTCGCTTATTGCTTTGATCTTATCCTTGATTGAGCTTACGAAATTGGTATACGAATTTGCATCCTCTATGACAAAATCCGTTTCTTCTGGATCCGCTACTTCTCCATTTATTTTCTCCGCTGCCGTTAGTGCTTCGGTTTCCATTTCATCGGATACATTTTTTATCTGCGCTTCGGACAATGCGGACGATTTTTGAAACGTATCCGATTTTGTTTCCCGAAATTCTACCGTTATGCGCGATATCCCTGAATCTTTCGAAAAGGACTCATTCTGTTCGACACTGAACGGCATGACAGGAATATCACCCCAACGAGGGTGTTTTAACCTACCGGGAGAATCCGGGGAATAATGCTCGAAAAGAGAATTGAAAAACTTATCCGCATCCTGGTCGTAATTTTCTCCTACGAAATACACATTCATTGAATAGGTTTTTGTCCCTGCCCCGAGGTCTTGCAGGACTGAATCATCGGAATCGGCTATCTCATGTGTTGCAGCTTTCTTTCCACGAGATCGAGACAGATCATCGAACAAGAAAAAAGACTCCACCCCGGAGGGGGATATAAAAGAGCCAGGGCGGAGCCGGGAGACCCATGCAGGAAGAGAAGATTGATTTTCTATCGTAAGCGTATAATCGCTCATTGTGCTACCTGTGCCCCCATCCATAAGGATTGCCGTGGAGGCCCGCTACCTTCTTTTAGTCCATATCCTTTCGGGGCTGTTATCTGGACGTTGTGTTCTGTCCTCGATACGGATTCAGTGTATGATCTTGTTTCAGCGGTTTGTGTTGATGGATTTTTGTACGTATCGATATTTCCCTGTAGATTCGCTTCAAGCGAATTCATTTTTTCAACCGCACCGCCTAAAAGTTTACCTACGCCTGGTATTTTTGATAGCAATTCAAGAAATTGCGTTATCGGTCGTACAAGGCTTTTAATGAGTACAAGGCCGATCGTTTTTATTCCAGCTAATATCCCGCCATTCTGAAATGCAGCGGTTACTGATTCCCAGGCTGATCTTAACTCCATTACAAAATTGATAATCTGTCCAATGGGGCCGAGCACCAACAGCATTGCCGCTCCAAACTCATTCCAATTTTTTATTGCAATAGTTATATAAGTAACTAATGCAGCTATGCCAAGGACAACTAAAATAATAGGATTGGCCGCAAGTAATGCATTTATAGTTGCTTGTACTCCTGCCCATATTTTTATTATTGAAACAACCGCTCCTATCGCTATTTTCAGCCCTGTAACAATTTTAGTCGCAGTCTGGAATGCTTTTATCCCAAGAGCAAGTATCTTTATCGCTGCCGAAGCTCCAAGTATCCACGGAATAAGCGGTTTTGCTTTCGCTAAGAAATTCGCAGCCTTTTCGCCGAATTCGTATACTTTCTTTCCAACATTGACAAATCCCTGAATTACTTTTTTAACATCTATTTTATCCATTGCCATTTTTATTTTCTCAGCAACAGAAATACCGCTTACGCCTGATTGCAATAGCTTTCTGCCTTCGGTGAGCAATTCGGTAACCTTCGGCAAAAGAGCAGAGGCAATACTATTTTTCAAGCCAACTGCTATATATTTATATCGAGATAATTCATCTAGATATACTTCGGATGTTACCGATGCATCGTTTGTTATCAATCCAAACCTACGAGCTTCATCTGTAAGCTCTTTTATTCCATCAGCTCCTGCTTCGGAAAGCTTCAATAGCTCAATACCGGATCGCCCGAACGCTGCTTGTGCAAATGCCGATTTCTGGAACTCATCGGGCAGATCGTGTAATTTACCGATCAAGAGCGCAAATGCTTCTTCGTTTGATTCGGTAGACTTTAATTGTTTGAGCAGACCTCTATCCGTTTTTTCAAGATATTTATATAGAGTCCCAGAACCTGTTTTCAGTTCTCCCATACTGCGGTTCATAAGTTGTAGGCTCTTCGTCAATGTTTCGCTCGACACGCCTTGCATGTCTGCTGCATAGGTGAGCGCCTGCAACTCCTCCGATGTTAGTCCAATCATACGGCTCGTTTTTGCGAACTGATCGCCTGACTTTGCCATTGTTTGTAACATGGCCCCTGTTGCTGCTATCATCCCGCCGGCCATGAGTGCAGATGATTTGATGACATTATTTATTTGCTTATCGATTGATAGTATCTGCTTCCCAACGCCGCCGAAATTCTTTTTCATCGACTTTGAGAAGCCGAGCATTTTACCTTCAACTTTGGACACGGGGGCGGTGATCCCATCTACGAGGCTTAATACTGATTCAAGTGAAAACTTTTTCGCCACCTTATCCCCCGATCTTCTGCTCTTCTTTTCTCTTCTGTATCCGATCCGTTACTAACTGCTTCATTTTCTTTGGATTCGGAACTGTTTTTTTCGGATTTGCTGAAAGGCATTCGTTAACGATATTCTCCTCCTCAACTTGCCTCTCATAAATCCCGTACCAAAAAAACAACTCTCTTCGGCGCATTCTCATGAGCGCTTCTACACTCAGCGCCCCTCGAAAGTGCCGAGCCAAAAGCCCGACAAGGTCAAAATCATCCGTATAATCTACTTCGATTTGTACCTTGCCGGTTATGCGAAAAAACCAAGGACGATCGCTGATATATTTGAAAAATCACGTCCCTTAATTTTCCCAGCTTCTCCGATTTCAAGACCTGCCGCTTTTGCATACAGGACATTGACCATATCGATATTCTCGTTTTCCTTGTACTTCTGTACGGCCCGTTTTTGATTCGTATCGAGCTCTCTAATTTCCAGTATTTCCTTTGGCGGTGAATTCTCGTAAGTGATCGGTTTCAAAAGTCGATATCGAAAAACCTCATTTTCGGCATCGAAATCAAGCCGACCTCGCATCACTGGATACGTGAGTGCATCGAGGACATCGACGAATCCTTTGGACTCTGTATCGATCTCCAGGCTACGTGCCCAGCTTTTTAGTTTCTCTTCCGCTTCTTCACGAGTACATACATTTTCTCTCTCTTCCATGGTCTTTTCCCCCTTTGATCTTTTTATTTAAGGCTGAGCTTGCCTGCCATCTCAAGCGAGACGACACCGTTTGCATTTTCGAGCGGGCCGTCATTATGTACGGACATTTTCCCGATGAGTATATCGTTGCCTGCCGTAGTGAGTGATACGGAAACGAATCTACCCGATGCTTGCAAGTCGCAAAGCTTTTTATACTTTGCCGCATCAACGGAAATATCCTGTGCAAACCGTCCTGGATGAGGGCTTGAGTTTCGATACGCTGTACCGTTACCTGCCATCATCACGGCGCCCGATCGGCCGGAGAGCTGATAGGTCAATTCGCTTTCAGCCGCAGGATCATACTCCACGCCGTCGATCAATATTTCTCTGGGTACTCCGCCCCTAATTCCTTCATCTGCCATTTCTTACCTCCTCCTTAGTCATAAAGCGATATATGCTTGATTGCTATGATCCTCAGCGCTTCTGCCGGATCGTCTGTGATCTCCGCATCGAGTCGAGAGCTGTAGCTCGTATTGATTTCCGATACGATACTCGCCTTGACTACTTCTGGATTTTTAGTCCATCCCTGCGACGCCCAAAAGTCGACAAGATTCACCAGATCAGCAAGTAGCATTTTCGGTTTGATAACGTAGCTTTTCCCGGTTACGATATCATCCGATCCGAGCATCGCCCGATCATATGGGGCCGATGAAATAAGCCGTTCGATGGAATATGCCTTTTCCTGCCGTCGGTGAATCTTCAATGCATCGAACCATTCTTCAGTAGACGCTCCTGCTCCAGTTGTTCTATAGCTGGTCGCAAGGTCGCCGATAACTAGAGCGCCTGAAGAGCTGATCTTACAGTAACCCATTCCTGCCCTGTAGAGTGCATCGTTTTGCGCATAGCTTCTGTTGATAATCGAGTCATCAACCGGTATGCCAAGTTCAAGGGTCTTGAACGGGCGTCCTGGATCAAGAATTGCGGATGCTGCAACGAGTCCGCACACTGCCGCCCCGAGTTCGCAATCAGGAACCAGGGAGCGATTTTCCCACACAGGGCTTATCCATTTGCTGTTTATCGTTGCAGGAAGTGCAAGAGCTTCGGAATAGGTTTTTGCCACATACCCTAGGTATGATGCAAAGAACCGTTTCACCGCAGGGTTAAACCGTGCATCACCGAGGAGCTTATACTGAGCGAGTGCGGTTGCGTCCTGGTACGGGCAGGTAATGATCGTATACCAGCGGTCGCCGAGTTTATCAGCTCCAGCATCAAAGAACACCACCGATACGTCCGGGTTTCCGGCTCCAGTTGTGAGGTATCCGGTAGCAGGCAGAGTGAGTGCGATCCCTGCCGGGTTCTTGTTGGACTGAATTGTTCCTGCAGGATTGGACACGATACGTATCTGGTTCCCGTTGACGCCTTTATTTTTCGCCGTGATGGTGACGACGTTCGCCAACTCACCGATTCCGGCAGCAGCGCTTACGGATGCGGATTTATTCGCTGTGATTGCCGCAACAAGAGCCGCCGCCTCTTCATCGTCGGTATCACCTACCGCAACGGACAGCTCGTACAGATCACCTCCGATAGATAGGTAATGCGTTCCTGCCGAAGTTGCCGTTCCGCTGAATGTGACGGTTCCAGTCGCCGCAGCAGATGATCCTGGTTCGGGTACTGCAATGGCATACACGTTTTCCGAGAATCCGCCGAGGTGCTGAAAAATCCAGATCGCCTGCCGATGTATTTCACTTCCGAATCCGAACTGCGCCCCAAACTCATCAGCGGTATATCCACGGAATGGTACGCCCTCTTCTACTGCTGTTTTTGTCTGATCGTACTGCCCTACGATAAGGATGATCTCCGGGATATAATCACCGCTTGTTTTTCTCCTCCTGCCTGCCATTTCAATGGCAGTCATTGAGGCCCGCCTAGTCGCGGGAAAATAATCAAAACTAATCGCCATAACTTTTCCCTCCTATCCCCGCTATATAGACGGGTATTTATATTTCAAGCTCCATGTTTCGAGAGCCTGTTCAAACGCAACGTTAATTTCTGTAATTTTCACAAGAGCCGCATCATCTGCCGGGTAATACGGCAAATTCAGGTCGAACGTCCATCGTGCCGGAGCGTATTGGCCGTATGTTGCTTCCGCTTCCTGGCTGTACATCTGTAAGGACGGAGATATTGACGGCTCAATCTTTCCAGGAGCAAGGCCGAAATCAGCGTTCTTCAAACGCATGATTCCATGCAACACTTGCATAATGAGAAGGTCGAGTCGCTCTTGTGCTTTTTCATCCGCTGGTAAAACTGATACGCCGATGAGCTCGTCTTCCTCGTCATATATTCCTTGTTCTTCAGCCGTTCCCATCACATACATATCTAAGTTGAATGTGGTTTTCATAAGCATGTACGTTTTCGCAGCACTTCGATTCGCAACCGGTTCTATGCCATCTACCATGATGTTTACCAGCGCAATATTCTGCTCCTTCTCGATCCATGGCCGCCATCTGTCTTTTGTGACAGCGAAATTCCTTCCGGCGGAAATGGTTTTCTCTTCATCCGCCACTGCTTCGAGGAAGGTTTTGATATTGCTTTTCACTGTCGCATACAGCGGCATAGAAACGGCCATTTTTCAGCTCCCTAACTTCTTCAAGTTTTTTATTACCATCGTAATCATCCCGAGCGTTTTATCTGCCACAGGATCATCAACGATTCCTTCTCGTTCTTCACCAACGTTATTGGTTAACAATGCACGCCAGGTACCAACAGTATCAGCCGGATTTCCGATAGTAAAATCTTCGATGTGCGCTGATAATGCAACTTTTCGAGCCCGTACAGGCATTCCCGTATTCACATTTACGTCCATACCAACATCAATATAAAAGCAATTCACAACTTGCGTTTCTCCAGATGGACTAATAAACGTCACGGGTGTAGTAAACTTTTTATTGAGTATTTGCTTGTTCGCTTCCTTCACCCGCGCGTAGTAATCCATTACTTTTTACCTTTCGGTTCGGTGTTCGATTCCGTTATTTCGTGTTTCTCTTTCTCGATGACTCCACAGGCGGCAAGACGTGCCAACTGATTCGTGCTTTTCCAGAAGGAGAAGACAGTGGCAGGTATTTCCATTCCCTGCCTCATTTTGTACATGACTCCTTCCAGTATTATTTCGGTCGGTTTCAGAACTTTCATTTCTTACCGCCTTTCTTTTTTAAAGAGGTGTCGTTCTGTATTCCCATAGCCTCTTCATACGGAATGAGCTTCACCACTTTCTCTTTGAGAGCGTTTTCCATATCTCCGCAGGCTTCGTCTATCGGGAACACTTCGCCTTCGTAATAGACTCGATGCTTCCCGGTAATATGCTTACCGGGAAGGACTTTATAATAATCTCCAATTATTGCCATACATCCCCCCTATCGCTTACCACGTGGGCAGCGTGATTTTCTGGATGAACGATCCTACTCCGTAATCTCCACCAGCATACACGCCTTCGGCAAACCACCAAGCCCGTTCTTCCTGTGCAAGGGTTTTTACATCCGGCTGGAGATCGATCTCTGCGGTGAGCCCACGTTTGATGATAATGTTCATAAACTCGTTTCTCTTAACGAGGTAACCGTAGGTATCGCCGATGCCATCGTATCCCTTGGTGCTCTCACCGTCGTAGGCGATGATCTGCGAAATTTCGGTAAGTTCAGGGTACGGCCGGTTATCGGTTACGGATCGGAACCCGCCTACAACCTTCGCAACATGCCGACAAGAATTCGTAGAGCCGAGATATATCAGCTCGTTCGCCTGGATGTGCTTAGTGGTGATTACAGGATGCATTCTCTTTGCAAGGTCTTCGATCGCGTTTTCGAGCGTAAGGTACAGCTTCTCGTACTTGTCGGTTCCCGTTGCATCGGCTGCTGTATGTTTTGCTGTTCCAGCTGCCCCGTAACTATAGCCGGTAATTTCGGAGAAAGCGAGGTGATCCTGGAGCGAGTTGTACCCAAGGATTACCGCATCGTTCATTTGCGTAAGATCGAGCTGTTTGTCGAAGAGTGCGGCGAGGAGTGTCCAAACAAAACCAGCTCCGTATATTTTTACATCGAAGGTATCAGTGATCGCCCCTTCTCTTTTCCCCTGCCGAACCGCATCACCGTTTCCGGTAACTTCCTCGAAGGTTACATCCCACGGTAGGAAGTCGATGACTTTGTTTGTCTTATCCGCATCTGGCCTGTTCAGCATGTTGTACACGAACTGCCTGAGCGTGGGAGTTGCCGTTTTCCTCATGGTGAGGTCGATCCTCATCATCTCCCACAACTGCTGCCAGTCGGGTAGCAGGGTATTTGTTGCGGTGGCGAATGCGCCTCTTTTCACTCGGTCGATGACGGACTCTTTCTTACCATCAATCCACGTACAGGGAGCAGCAAGCGCAGTTCCGTATTTGCCGGTGATTTTCGGTATCGCGCCACTACAAAGCGGTCGAGCAGAAAAGGCAAGGTCAAACGCCGTTTTCTGGTCGTATTTCATGATATTTTTGCCGAGCTTTGTTTCAGCAAGGATGACTGGATCGGAAGCATAAAGCCCGCCTGTCATCTTTTTTGCCTCGGCTTCCTCTTTTAAGCTATCTTTAGTTATGATCTTTTTTACGTCACTCATTTATCTTTTCCTCCTTATGCCGTCATGATCTTTTTGGTGTACTCGATCCATGCACCGTATAGGTACACGGCATCACCGTCATTTGTCCCACCCAGGGTAAGAATCACCGTTAGTGTTCCAGGAGCAGCAAGGACTCCATCTGCTCCACAGGTAAACACCAACTCGGATGCAGCTTGTGTAATCGTCTGAGCCGCAGTATCCTGGATATCCGCATTCGCCGTATCTCCTACCGCGCAAGGATATACCTCACAATCGAGCGTAAGCTCATCGAGGTTCGCCGATTTCCCAGCGAGTACATGGACGGTGATATCTTCGGTGTCGTCAAGGTCTTGCGGTACGGGAGTGGTAAAACCGAACGCCTCAATGGTTGCATTGACAGGAATTTGGATGACCTGCTCCTTAGCAGCAAGCTGTGCAAATCCGGATGCTGTACTTGCAAGTTTCGCAAGAGGCGTTCCGTCCTCCTGCGTTATGGCTGCAAGGGGAACAACGATGGTTGCCGCAGCTGTTGCAGCGTCTTTTTCAAGTGCTAACACCCGGGTATCAAGGCCGGATAGATCGGCCTTTTGCAGATACGGCCGAAAGGTTACAGATGTTTGAGCTCCTGATACACCTTCCGATTCGGTGATGGTTCCTACCGCAACTCCTGTTGAGCCTGCAGCATCGGTAAGCTTACCCTGAGCGCTTGATCCGCCGGGAACAAAATATACAACGCTCCCAACGGTAAACGTGTCGCTTGTCTCGATTTGTTCGGTGTATATTTCCCGATCATTATCTATGCAAATTTTGCCACTAGCGCCATTTGGTATTTCCTCAAGTGCATTGCCGAAATACCCACCAAGATAAACAAGCTCGTTTATCTCAACCGTGCGCCCGAGGTTATTCGTAACGGTTATCGCCTTCTGGCCGAGATATTTCTCATAAAAGTTATTGTTGCTCGCATCGTATTCAGTCATAACTTATACCTCCTCTACTTCGCCGGGTTTCCACTCGGCAACAGGCTTCACTACTTCGCCGCTTACGCTTGCGCCGCCCTTAATGACGATACCTTCGGGGCTTTCCTGTTCCGCCAGGATATTCCCATTCGTGAGCACTGCAAGAACGGATGCAGTCGCCTCTTCCTTACTCACACCTTCTGCGATTGCCTTATCGATGCAGTCGAGTACCGTCTGCAATTTCTGGTATTCAGGTTTCGCCCTCATAGCCATAAGAGCCTTCACCCTTTCCTGCTCTTTCTTCACCCCGGCGTTTATTGCCTCAGCGTACACTTCGGGGTATTCTGCCTGGAGTTCTTTCAAATCCATAGCTTTACTCCTTCTTCCCCCTTCCGGGGTGTATTTATTTTTTCCGGCAACGCCGGTTTTCTTCTCTTCGATACTACCGTTCGTACTCAGCACACGTACCAAGGCAACGGCTTTCTCTATGTCGTTTTCATTTTCAAGCTCTTTCATGTTTTTCTGCATTTTTGAAAAAGCCATTTTTGCGGTTGTAATTGCCGATACCTTGTCTTTTGTATTATTATCCGGTGATTGGATGATCTCATCGACAAAACCCGCTTCTTTGATCTCATCGCCATAGAGCCACGTTTCAGCGTCCATCATGGCGGTTATTTCTTTTTCTGATTTTCCTGTTTTCTTTTT